CCTCTTATCTTGGCGTTCTGTGGTGATTGGGGCAATGACATTGTAGCTCGTGGCTTTGAATCATTGGAGGTTATGCCTCAGTGGTATCAGATTGCATTAGGTGGGATTGTATCTGCAAGCATAGGGATGCGATCTGTTGGTAAGTTCTTTGGAAAAAAATAAGGGAATTTTATATGGAATATAGACTAGGTAAGCGAAGCGTTAAGAAGTTAGGCACTGTAGATGAGCGCCTTCAACGTGTTGTTCGTGGTGCTATTAAGATTACTGATCAAGACTTCTCTGTAATCTGTGGCATTAGAACCAAGGCCGAGCAACGTAAGCTCGTTGCTTCTGGTGCATCACAAACTATGAAGAGCAAACACCTTGATGGTTTGGCTGTTGATCTAATGGCGTACAGTGGCGGCGGTAGATGGGAGCTTAATCTATACGATGAGATAGCAGATGCAATGAAGGCCAGCGCCAAGTCTGAAGGTGTTCAGCTTAGATGGGGTGCGGCTTGGACGATTAAAAACTTCGCTGCATGGTCTGGCGCAACGTTAAAGTTTAAAAACAATTGGACAGTAGAATATTCTGCAAGCGCAGAAGATGCTATGAATAGTTACGTTGATACGCGTAGAGATCAGGGTCGTAGGCCATTCATAGATGCACCACACTTTGAATTGATTGTATAAAAAAGGCGGCATCAGGAGCATGGAGAACTCTGACGCCGCCAGTTGGGCAGGTGTACTTCACAGGGAGAAGAAGTGAATAGACTCGTTTTATCACATGTCCTCTAGTGTGGCAACACTGCCCTTATATTTGTGCCCACCAATCATCAGGTATAGGCGGCTCTTCCTTGTGGTCCTCTGGCTCTAGCTTGTAAGCATACAAACCATTGCCATCGTATCGTCTTGAGACAGTACGGAAACCAAACTTCTTTTTTCTTAGGTCTCTCAATGCAGCACTAGCACTTGCCTCTGGTGCGTTGGTTGCATTGCTTAACTCAGAGAGTGTGACCCAATCGTTATCCTCCATGTATTGTTTTATTTTTTGCAACTGTGGCATGAGCCTGTTGAAGTCACGCTCATGCACATAGTCATCTCCATCAAAGTGAGGTTCAATATCCATTAGAACAGGGGTATTTCATCTTCTAATTGTAAAGGCGGTACTGTTGGTGGTTCATCTAAAGATTTTTGTTGGCTCTCAGATACCTGCAAAGACATATACTTACTATCTCCTTTAACTCGCTTCCATCCTGCCATCTTAAGGCTGGTGTTATCTAATGGGCCTGAGTAATCAGGGGCCTTTTCATTGCCCTTCTTTTCGTTAGTAAACATAACGCCCAACTTTTTATACACCTCTACAATTTGCAATCCAGCTTTGGTTTGGTCAGCAACAAGAACAATCTTATTATCATTACCATCTATGTTTAGCTTGCCTTGTAGTATCAAGCGCTGAGTATCAAATGGTTTGAATGCTGCGCCTGAGTTGGTGTTGTCATATTCTGCCATGCTTTTGGCTCCTGTATTACCAGCTACTGCCGGCGGTTTTGCTGCCGCTATCAGCAGCGTACTTATTGCCATCCATCTTCCCAAGGAAGACATCGGCATTGAACCCTAAGTGTGATAGGGCTTTGGTTAAGCCATCAGTGATAGCCATCTTCGGTGCATCCTCGGCAAGCCTGCCTTTGGTTGCATCAAAGAACTTACGGCACCCACTGAAGGGGCCGAAAGCATTTATCAATTCACCGTGCCATATCTGTACGTCTGCAATTACAGCAGTGTCACCATTGGATAGGTTAATGAATCGTGTGTTGTTAATCCAGCCCCAGCCTTCACCGACAGGACCGAACTGTTCTGTAGCGCACCGCACCTGATACATAGGATCAATGGCAGTAAAGCTACGTGATCCAAAGCTAACTTGCTTGAGGAACTTAGGGTCTGATGTTTCTACCTTGTTCCATAAATCTAGGTTACTCATGGCTTTGCATTCTCCTTACCATGGCTTTTGTTCTATTTGTCTTAGAACATTTTTTATATTTTTCACTTCATAAAAGTGTGGGTATAATATTCTATGCTCCCTTCCTGTGCTTCTATTATACGCTGGTTTAAACTCTTCAATAAGACTTGATTCATAACGCTCAGCTTTATCTTTATCTTTTAATTGTTGATAGATAATGTGACCGCTACTTATTGTACTTGCGTAAGGCTTTCTGTTTCTAAAATGATCTTTTATTCTTGCTTCTAAATTTTTAGACACACCAATGTAATCTACATCAATGCCATATTTTCCACGCATATCTGGTATAAAAGCATAAACTCCTATCATTGTTTTGCATTCTCCTTTCTGGCTGCTATTCTTAGTGACCCGCGCTTGTCTCTGCGCACAGTTAATAGATCGCAGTAAACCTCACGCTCATTATCACCCACCATTTCTTTCAGACTCTTCTTAGCTGTCTCAAATGACTTGGCGTATAGCTCATTGAATATGTAATCATAAGCCACAGACTTGAATTGATTGTCGTGGTTGGCATCACGCTTAACCATTTCATCAACAGGTATTTTGTCTGTCTTTACAGCGTGTGGCTGATCATAACCTACTGGCTCTGTGTTGGTATCAACGTAAGACCAGAACTGTCTAACCGCAGTCATCATAAGGTTAAAGTATGACTCGCTCCATGCAACGTGTGAGCATTCCCACTTGTTGTTGCCAAAGAATGCAGAGAGATAGCAACCATCCTTCTTAGCTAATGCCATGTAGCACTGTAGTTGGGGCATGTAGTAATCAATCAGCTTATCCATAGTGTTGTATGAATTGGTGTGCTTGCACTCAACGATAGAGTTGCGGCACATGCCATCAATCATACCCTTCATAGGCACCTTATCTATGGTGCGCTCGTACTCATACTGGTTGCCATGCACTAGGTAATCATTGCCATCTTTTGCTGGCATGTTCTCTTCAAACCATTGGATGTTAAATGATTCTGTGTAGCTGCCCATGCGTACAGCTAGGTTGCTTGATAAGTCCTCGCCCTGTGTTCTGCCTGTCTTGATCTCCCATAAGGGATACCAATCACCCTGCATAATTTTTACACAGTCAGACCCGCCTATAAATCCTGTTCTCTTCATGTGATTCTCCATTCTCCATGGTTTATTTATGCTGCATACGCGCAGCAGTGTCAACAGCTATCCCTAATAGTTCATTAAGAACAATGATCTGCTCGCTGCGCCATTGGGATATACTGGAATCTTGCTTTCTTCCACCGTCCCGATCTAGCTGCATTTCCGTCAGCTCCTGCAACCGAGTCAGTCTCTTTTCTAAAGCCATAACCTTCTTTAAAGTTGTGATGTTTAGTCGTAAGTTCATCAATTGTTTTGTTGGCGTAAGCATCGCCGTACTCCTCCCTCAATCTTGTCTCGTAAACAAACCTGTACTCATCAAGGTCATCTTCTGTGACCTGTGTTGTATGCACTAAGCCTTGGGATAGTCTGCCGTATAGGTAATCAACAGCCACGTGTTCCTTGGCAGCAATCTTCTTAGCTACTACAGCAAGGGGATTAAAGTCCCACTTGTCTGTGCTTTTGTCTGCAATAGCGCGGGTAGTCTCATCGCCAGCAGCCTTGGCTGCATTAACAAAGACCTTAACGGGAGGCCAGTTACGTGTGCCATGAGTGGATCGTACTTGCTTATCAGTGCGCTCTAAGAACAGATCAACCAATCCATTATTAACTTGTGAAGGCATGACTCCGTTGATGTCTTGAACAATGAACTTCATTTCCTGTAGCAGTGTCTCGTTAGTCATACCTACTGGTGGTGTGTATCTTTTAAGTACACCTTGTAGCCACTTACCTATGGTTTGTGTGCGTGTACTGTAATCAAGCTGACTCATTACGTTTATCCTCTAAGCTAAACACATTGGTATCCCAGCCCTGATTAAGAATGTCATCAAGGCGTGAGTCATTGTTGCTATCGTAGTGTGATAGATCATCCTCCCATCGCTCTGCTCTGAGCCATGTGGATGGATGAGGAATGAATCTCATCTCTGTATTCTCGCTGATTATCTGAAACTTCTTAGTAGCTTCTATAATTACTGAAGCATCTTCTATCTCACAGGCATTGATGAATGCTAATCGTGCTACACCTTTACCTATCCTACGTGGGTACGACTGCCAGAATAATTTGAAATCTTCTGAGTCAGGAAGCCTTGGTTTCCTTGCCATACTTGTTCTCCTTTGCTATGAATTAGAGGGGGCAGTTTTTTATTAACCCTGATTGGTCAGGATACGCACTGCGATATTAGGATACTGAATGCGCTCACATTCTAGCTGTCCCCACGATTCTTTATTTAATACGCCAGATTCTAAAGCCTGAATCATTTTGTCTGGCTGTAATTCCTATATCTGGGCACGATCTTTTTATCCAAGCACGAGCAGAATTAAGTGCATGGCCATTATGAACTAAGAAACTATCGCCAATCCCCATTGTTTTAATTGGTTCGTACTGAGTAGATGGTGTTGGTATGTTGTGTTCAATCACGATCATTTGATTCTCCTTGTATGATCTTTGCAAACTCTTCACCTGACATGATGACAAGTGTTTGTGGCTTACCTGTTTTTCTTTTGTAGAAGGCTATGTCTCTGCCCTCTAAGACAGTGAAGGGGCTAGGGAAGTTAGACTTATCTCTGTACTTAACCTCGCCTACCAACCATCGTTGTCCGTCCAGTGTGAGGTGGATGTCTCCACTCCACTCTCCTCCGAGCGCTCCGCTAAGGGGAACTCTTTTGCAGGCAACTCCGATTGACTTGAGCCAATCCACGAACCATTTTTCATGGTAAGTTCCTTTGTTCTTATTTTTGTTTGCCATTTATCCTCCCGATAGCAGGGCATGCATAGAAACCAATGCGTCTTGGGATACTTTCCCGATAGCACGGCAACATAGTACCTGCATTCTTGTTCACAATTATCACAGTAAGCAGTGTGACCTAGCTTATTGCTTTGCCTTGATGATGATTTCACAGTTCAAAGCCTCAACCCAACAGGATAACATGAACGCGCTGGGCCTACGCTTCCTTCTCTCCCACTTACCGACCAGTCCATCAGCGCATCCTATCTCATAGTCCAGTGTGCGCTGGGATATGCCTAACTCATTACGTCTGACCACAAGCTGCTGTATTATGTGGTCATATACCCTCATCTTCTTGGAGTTAGTTTCTTTTTGTCTGATCGTTTGTAAGTTCGCCCATTAATTAGTAACTCCAGCATGATCCATACTTTCTTAGCTGTCACATGCTTTAGTTCAGAGCCACCAACTGTTCTGTAATAGGTAGAGGTAGGTACTCCTGCTTTGATGAATGCTTTTAGCAGAGGAACGTCTGCTTCTTTTGACTTCGCTATGAGCGATTGATAATAACTTTGCATACGCTCCTATTACTGCGTCTATGCAGCGTCAGTCAATAGGTAGTTCCTTATTGCTTTGTCTCCTGTTTTACTAAGCTTATAGACATTGGCTTTGCCTAAGCTGTAGTTCTCAACAATGCCACTGTGAATAATGTAATACCCTTCCATTAGCTTTAGCCTGTTAGCCACAGAACTCACGGACATATCAGCTACCTTAGCTATGGCTCTGCTTGTTATGGTTACGTGCCTTTTTTGTAAAATCTTAGCTGCAATCAAGACTTGCATCCTGCCCTTATTCATTATCTCCGCCATGTTTACTGGGCCATCCTTTTCTTTCATACTTAATGTTGTGATTGATTGCATAAGTTCTTAGTGTCTCATGCTTTGTCCCAAGAATAACAGCAGCCTCATGTAAGTTGTAATGATTAAGCACTGAACTCAGTAGCTCAACTCGCTCACGCCTATGACGCGCTGCTATCTCAGGCCAGAACTCAAGATTCAACCATCACCTCCACATTCTAAGCATGGCTCATTGCGTACATCTATGTACCCACCATTAATGAAATCAATTACTGGCACCTCCTTCTCAACGTACCCAAGGCCATAGCATGTACTGCAATGGCTTACATACTGCTTATAGCTGTCGTACTTGGCAGCTTTCTTTAAAGATTCGGGGAAATCAAAAATCAATTTCATCATCAATATCCTCTGGTGGGTTGGCACTTTCCCAAGCTCTTGTTGCACGATCCATAAACTTTGTGCGTTTAAATCTTGGGTTGGTTTTTTCCAAGTCATCTGCCAAGATAGCAATGTGGGTAGGCCAACTTAACATTGGCGCTATGTTATCAGCTATGTATTCAAGATGCTGCTTGCTTAAGATCATTGTCTTCCTCCCCTATTCTTGGGTATCTATGAATTGAAGTGTCAATCTTTGGCACCAAAAGATTAATGTCTTCTGAAGAGCTGAACAAACCGATCTTGTGCTCCTCATTATTACTGAAGCAGTCGTTGGTGGTGATGACTAGATCGCGGCTAGTAAATCCTTGATGCATTTTTGTTTGCGTTAATTTAATAGACGTAATGTTATGTAGATTTATATTAATCATAGCATGTTCTCCTTATGCTAGTTCTAACCATGCCTTGTGCTTCATGGCTTTGATGATAGCTGACTCACGCTGACGCTTGGCATTCTCTGGTGACTTGGCGTCTTCTGTATGTGTGGCCCAGCTAGTAAGACAGTTGTATAATGCCCATTGATTGTTACCTAATTGTGAGCGTTCGTTATCCCATGTACCCATGAGGTTTTGTAACTGCCTGTCATTAAACTTATCATGTGAAGCACGGTGCTGTACATTACATACAGTCTTTTTAAATAGATGTTCTACTTGTTCATTAGTTACAGGTGTACTTCTGTATGCCTCCCATACTCCCTTGTTATTAAGAAACATTTCCACACCATCAGTTATCTTTTGCGCTGAACTATCTACACTTACGTTAGTGGTGTGCTTGGCCCATGTCTTAGCTACTGTGTCTGGTGTGGTGCATCCATTGAGACACCAAAGCCTAATGCCTTCGGCTGATTGCTGAAATGCCCAGCTACCATCGTAGGAGTTATAGGCTTGAACACGATACTGAATGTAACTATTAACCTCGGGGTCTTTTAGTTTGATGTCATTGAATAGAACCTCAAGCCGCATCTTAGCACCGTTGTCTGCTGTGTGAGACTTGACCTCGTAGTCAGTGCTGATCTTAGATTCTTGAATTGAATCCATGATTGAATTAACTGCATCGCTGTGCGTAATCATCTTGTACTTAGACTTGTGAGTGCCGAGAGATTCGCCAGTGTCACTGCGTATTAGATTGCGCAGCTTGGGTATCTCATTGCCACGCATGTCTAAGCATGGCTCCATTTCAACTGGGAAATCCCAGTCGTTTGTATTCATTAGGTCTAACATTTCATTCTCCATTTGTTAATTGATTCGTTTTAGCTAGCTATTGAACGCCGTACAGCAGCGCCACAATGCCCACTATTAACACGACGAGTGTAACTCCACTGATTAGTGCCTCTGTCCATTCGTTCATAACGTTCTCCACTTGTGCAAGGGCGACCGAAGCCGCCCTGTTGGGGGTGGCTTATGCCACTCTGCTCCGTAACTTGTTAAACTTAGCTGTAGATATGCTAGTAACTTTTGAGCTTGTATCTTTAGGTTGTTTAGCCATCCAAGTTTCGCCACCAGTGAGGTTTTTATAAACCTCTTTGTCTGCGTTTAGACGTACCTCT